TGAAAAACAGCGGACATAAAAAAATCCAAGCACCCGCAGGTGCTTGGATTCTTTGGAGTTTTTTGGTCGGGACGGAGTGATTCGAACACTCGACCCCTTGCACCCCATGCATGCCAAGCCAACCTAAAGGCATGATAACACAGGATTTCCGGCCCTGCTTTCGCTGCAACGAAGCCTCACGCGTCCGGACGCATCCTAGCGAAGTCACTTAAAAAGTCACTGGCCCAAGCCAGCCCGCCCTCGGCGTTCTGCCGACCGATTCCCTTCCTTTATATAGCTATTCACCGCCACGGCGAACTCCATCGACCACGGCCTCGCACGCAAGCCCCGCTATTCGACTTCGCTCAAGCGCTGCTGCGCAGCTGCCCGCCATTCGGTCAGCGTCTTCAAGCAGCCCCCCGAGCACCACGACGGCAGAGGCTCCTGCCTGGCGCTGCTGGGCAGCGATGGCACTGCAGGTGGCTGCTCGTCCGGCGCGCAGTCGGTCGATTTCCCCGCGCAGCCCGCCAGCAGCAGACTCAGCAGCAGCGGCGCGGCCTTGGGCCAGCTCCAGTTGTTGTCGTGCACTCTCACCCTCCTCGTCCGCCACTTTCTGGCGGCGCTGTTCCTCGGTTCGGGCCTGGGCTGCGGCGCGCCGATCGCGCTCGGCCACCTGCAGGCGGTAGTCGGCGAGTTCGGCACGGGCAGATACAGCCTCACCCTGGGCGACCACGACGCGGTACTGCTGGCCGCCGGCGACCAACACCAGGGCGATCAGCCACCAGCACCAGGCCGGGACCGCACCCAGCCTGGTCATGCCAGCGCCCGCCGGATACCCTCATCGATGACCTCTGCCTTGTACGGGTTGCCGCCGTTCTCATGGACGATGATGCCGACCACGGCCTCGCGCAGCACCTTAGGCTTGGAGATGTCGATGGAGTCACGCACGCCGACGCCGAGACGCTTGGCAATGGCCTGGGCGTAGGCCAGGGTGTCGTTCTCACTGGACGGAGCCCAGCGGCTGATGAACTCCAGCGGAGTGTCGATGCCGGGCCGGCCAACGCCGGGCATACCATCCTTGCCCCGGTAGTTGAGCAGCAGCTTGCCCAGGGCTCGGATGCCGTTCTCGGCCTCGTCGAAGCGGGCGAAGCGCGGCTTGGCCACGCCCACCTCCAGCCCAAGCTGTCCCTGCCAAGCGTTGCGGGGGTTGAAATCGATGTTCCCCGGGTTGTTATTACGGATACCGCGTGCAGTCATGGGTTTTCTCCAGGCGAAAAAAAGCCCGCACTTGGCGGGCTCTGATTTTACTAGTTATCAGTGGTAATAGATGTGATTAGAGCAAAGTGTCATGGCCCCAGCCTTGGGGTCTGTTATAAACTGCTCATAGTTTGCGCGAATCAACTCAAAGAACTTTACCGCGTCCAAATACTGGATTGTCGGGTGCTCCTTACGGTCAACCACCACAACTGAACATTTACCGGTTCCTGCAAGCAGGCCGGCAGCAACAGCGTCACCCCAGTAGTATTCATCTTCATGAGAAGACTCCGACATACCGACAATCACATACCTTGGGGCGTCAGGCGCGTTTCTAATGTGGGATACCACATCAGGGGCGCAAGATATTGGATTGAGCTTCTTGATGCCGCTAGAGAAATATACGTTATGCGGGTACAGATCGCGATTATGTGCCTGAACAGAAAAAGCGAACGTCAAAGAATTCTTAATATAGCCCGACTGATATAGCGCCGAATGACCGCCAAACGACTGGCCGACCATAATCGTTCGGCCATTACGAGGGCCTGTCAAATAATCGATATAGCATGAGAATTTGTCAATATCCGGAAGGCATGGATTATCACAATAATACGTGGATGAAAGATCGCGAAGGAAAAGTATATTACCCCAGAAAGGCTTCATCTTATTAAGATGATAAAAACTTTCATTTTTTCCAGCAAACACTATCAGCCAATCCTCAGACCCCCTGTCAAGAATTGTGGCTGTAGCCTTGGTTTCATGCACTGCTGATATTGCGTCCTTTATTGACGGGTAAGATGCAATTGTGTCATCGGTAACGATGCAAGGAACCCGCCACTTTATGTAGTTTAGACCGCTAGACTCAAGATCATCTATGGAAGCTCGCTGCTTAGCGAATTCATCAGGCTTGTGCTTTCGGCCTTCATCATGCCCATGACGCAAATAATGGACAAAAGGATTCAAGTTATTATCAGCTATATCCTGATAACTATCTAAATAGAATTTCCCGTCGAAAAACGCACACGGCTCATAGCCTTTCATTCCTCCATCATTTAAATAATGGGCAATAGGATCCTCGACAACTTCAGGATCTCTGGCGGCGTACATTTTAACATAACGCTCTCTATCAAAAAAAGGCGCGATCAGTTTGTAGTCTGATTCATATTTTTCGAGATTGTAAGCCATTATTTTGACCCTTACTAACAATGGCGTTACGTTAGCAATTTGTGCTCAAAAAGGCTAGGGCTCCCTGGTAGAAGCCCTAGCAGCGCGTCCTAGCTAACCATTCTGCTGAGCGATAGCATCTAGCATGATGAATTTCACCGCTCCGTAAGCAGGGATAACCACGTCCGCCTTAGTTTTGGTGCGTATCTTGGCTGGATCATACTTGATCGTGATCGGATCCACAGAACTGTTGTTAGCCAGTGTGAATTCCAAACACCCATCACCTAGCGCAGAGACCACGGAGACCAGGTTCTGCCCGCCTACCGCTGGCGTCACACGCATGAATCCAGAGGTGACGATGAGCTGGCCCGCGCCATCGATGGTGCCCGCCGCGTAGCTGCGGACCTTGGTAGCTGCCTGCTGTTCGATGTTGTAGGCGTCACGCATTGATATTGGATATACCGACGATATATCCGCGTTCGCCGCGTCGAGATTGTATGCTTTGAAGTGGTTGGCCGTGGTCAAGTACGGAGCCTTGTTGTCGGAGACAAAAATGCTGCGCTTCGTGCCGCCGCGCTGCTCTACTACGATGAAGCGCCCCAGGGTGCTGAGCGATCGGTTGTTCTCGAAGAACAGATCACCCATCGGCATACCCGCAGACTCTCGAATGTAGATATCGATATCCTTGGTGGACATCCCGCTAGGGTTACCCATGCGGTTGTCAACAAAATCTGAGCTGCGCACTGATCCTGCGTCATCTGAGTTGATGTCGATAGCATAGCTACGGTAATCGAGCAGAAGGCAATCAGACACCTTGATGTGTTCGGCGTAGGTATTCCACCCAACCATGTTTCCACCCAGAGCGATTGCCGCTCCGACGCTTGACAGGGTGCAGTGACGTGCGTCTTCCAAGCCATATCCCATGGGCGATGGTCGATTGAGCGTCAGAACGTTCCCCGAAATACTGTTGATGCGGGCTACAAAGTAGTCCTGCATGGAGTTTTTCGGATCCAAGATCACGCCTGCACCGGCCGTGAAGATCGAGGCGTCAAGCACAGTCATCTGCGTGGAACCTGCCGCAATAGAACCCTTAGTGACTTTCTCGCTATCAGCCACCATTCCTGTGCGTAGCACAGTCAAACCGGTGATGGTGCCTTTGCCGGACCCAAGCATGGCAGCTACGCCGCGTAAGTTGGCACCGATAATCACGCAATTTGTCAAGCTGAAGTTGAGCGGGCCGTTGTGTGGCGATACCGCCCACAGGTTAGTAGCTACATTCTGGATAGCAGCCGGAATCGGCTGGAGGACAACCGCACTGATCTGCTGTGACGACACGTAGCCGGTGATACGCAAAACTCCGGAGCCAGTTCCTCCTGGGTCCCTCACATGCATCAGCGTCTCCACATCAGCCGGGGTGAAGGACCCGCTGGCGGATGCGTAGACTTGTACCGTTTCACCCGTTGCGTAAGTTGTGCCGACCACTGTCAGTGTGGTGGCGGTGGCCCCCGTCGTGTTCCATCCAGAAATGAAGATACCGTCGGAGGTGGCATCTTTTACTGTGAAGGCCGTGATGGCCACGTTCAAGTTGCCGCGACTTACCGACAACCCGTTATCGGCAGACCACTCAGACATCCCTCCGATAATTCTCACGTTGCGGTTATAGCGGAAACCTGGGTCTTTCGTCTTGAAGAACGAAGTTTCGGTCATCGTCACATCTTTGAAGTGCGAGACCGCAAACGGCAACGAGGCCACCCGGCGGAAATAGCTGTTCTCGATACGTACAAAGGTTTCTGCGGCCAGCGGATCAGCCTCAAGGCCGAAGGCTGTGATGAATCCATAGCTATCGTTCTGGTAGTCCCTGTACGGACGCAGATTGCGGACGTGCTGACCATCAAACACGATTCCGGTCAGGTGTACGCCGCGCACCGAACTACCCGGCGTGCGGGTGAATAGGACCACATCCTTGTCACCGGTAAAGGTCACATTACCGCGCATGGCGCGGATACGAAGCACCCCCAGCGGTGGAATCTGCGCTGATGCTGTGAAGTGGTAATTACCTGGCGTTGGTACTAATTCGCCGCGCGCCTGCATAGCCAGGGTGTACGCAACTGAACTGTCATTGGTGCCGGTAGGGTCGGCACCTGTCCATACTGGGTCAACTTCTAGGCCGTATTCGCGCTGCCAGGCGCGCCCGATCGCGTCAATTAGGAAAATGCCGCGCGGCGTGGCTGCAGGAACGTTATTGAGACGGTTAAACCAGCCAGTGACGCCTGTCTTGGTGATTTGTACGCGTGTGGCAGGGCCACTGTATGCTTCAAGCGCCTCATAGGTGGCCAATTTTTTTGATGCATTCAGGTGATCGCTAAGCTTACCCCCATCCCAGCCGATACGACTCGCCCCTTTTTCCACATCAGATTCATTTGCCAAATCTGCAATGGCCTGCTGGCTGTCGTTAGCTCGCCATCCATCATCGGTGTAGCGATATTCGGTTTGATCAATGGTGCTGAACCAGACGTCACCGATCTCGAGGGGTAGGCCGTCATCGCGCACCACGGGGGGAGTGGCTGATGGCGCCAGGTAGCGAGAAGTCCTTGCGATGGCAGTATCAGCAGCATCTTCTGCGGCCTGAGCTGCCTCATTGGAGGCGTCCAAGGCCGTCTGGATGGCGGTAGCAGACAGGGCTGTTTTCCCAGTGTTTACCGCCGTGCCGGATTCGTTTTTCCAAACGGCGTAGATCTCGTCCGCGTCATTGGATTGCACAAGGAAGATCGACTGGTCTGGAGTAGCCGCTAGTCCGGCTGCAACTGTTGGGTAAATAGTCGTGGCTATGCTGATTTTGTCAGCGGCCTCGGCCTGGATATCTAGGACCACCTGCTTGAGGTTCTGGATGTCGCCCGACTCGGTGGGAATCGAAGCAGCTTCTGCGGCGTCATTGGCAAAACGATAAACGATGTTGCTGCCGACTTCCGCGCGCACAGTCGCGATTTCAAGGCGCTGAGTTTGATCAGCCATGTCATTTCCTTTGGGCGAGTTTGGAGATCGCGCAAGGCGCGGTCAGCGAATCAGGGAATTACGAGATCCAGCCGCTGGAGAAGAAGCTGCCGGTGTTGTTGATGAGCATGTCGGCGACGGCGTCGAAGATGGTGTCGACCTGGTCGTCGAAGTCGTGGCTATCGTCAGCCGTGAAAGCCGAGGCCTCGGTGAGGAATGGGGTCACCCACTCAGTGGTGCCCAGTGCCTCGCCTCTGTGATCTTTAACGTGCGTGATAGGCCTGCCCTGCTCGTCGTAGATGGCCGGCACGAACACCCGGCCAGACTTGAACCACGGGACGGCATCCATACAGCGGGTGACCTTGTTGGAGGCTGGTCCGCGTGGTTGTGGCTCGATCTGGATGGAGCCCTTTTTGCTGATGGTCTGGATCAGGCCGGTTCCGCTGGACTTGTCCTCGACGCGCATGTAGCGCAGAGCTGCAGGCCGAAACTGATCCCAGGGCTTCCAGCGCGCCCAGACTCTCAGGGCCTCTGCTTCAAGGTCGCCTGCATCCCACTTGCCGCGCACGATCTCGATGATGTAGAGATTCCCGTCCACGCCCAGGCCGCAGTGGGCGAATACCGAGAAGTCGTGCTGCTCACCGGTCTTCTGCGCGGTATCCACGTAGACCCCACGCCAGACCAAGAACGGCAACTGCTCGTAGGTCTTGAACCAGTCCGGGTCGATCATGCCGCCAGTGAGCGCCACAGGCTCCTGCTGGTACTGGCTGACCATGGTGTAGGCGTCCTTGTCCCACAGCGCCATCAGGTCGTGGACCGATTCCTTGGCCGGCCAGTAGGACCAGTACTCCACCCCGCCGCGTATCACGGACGGGCCACAGAAGACATCGCGCTCGGCGTGCTCGCGGATCTCCGGCGGCAGGCTGGCGATGTAGTCGCGGGTCACCAAGGCTGGAACCTTGATGTGCGCAAAGTCCAGGCCCATGCCGCCCTTGAGCAGAAAGCCCGAAACGTCGTCGGTGTGTAGGCGCTGCTGAGTGCAGATGACAGGCGTGTCAGGCGAAGCACGACGGCTGCGCAGCGTGTTTGTGACGATGCGCTGGGCCTTTGCCCTCATGGTCGCTGAAAACGCGCTGTCGGCCTTCTCCGGGTCATCCAGGTTAATGAAGCCCGAGAATCCCTCGGAGATGTAGCCGCCCCGCACGCCGGTGATCTGCCCGCCAGTTGAGCGGCTGAACATCTGGTGCTTGTTGCGACCATCTGCGTCACAGATGATCCAGTTGGCCACGTCGGCCTTGCCCAGCGCGCAAGGCCAGAGATCCTGGTATTCGCTGCTCTCGACTATCGACTTGATCCGGTTGGAGTTCTCCTCCACCAAGGCCTTCGAATACGAAACACTGAGGTTGCGGGTCCGGTCGTACCTCGTCATTACGTAGGCCGGCAGGTGGATCGACCAGTATTCGGTCTTGGTCCCGCCTGGTGGCATGTTGAATACGACGTTCTTGAGCTTGCCCTGGAGTACCTGCAGGGCCGTGTGATCCATGTATCGGTGGTGCCAGTTGCAGAGGAACTTCATGCCCTGGTTGAGTTGGAACCAAACGCGCATGAACGACAGCGGCGAATGCTCGCTGATGAGTCTTGCTGCCTGCCGTTCTGCGCTGCTCATCGCCTCCCAGTCGAGCAGGTCATTCATAGGCAGCCCAGGACCGCGTCCAGCGCTTCCTGGTCGACCTTGATCGTCGACTGCGTCTCGATCGGGGCGCCGTCCTTGCCGGTCAGCTCGACGATCTGCTTGTCCAGACCAAGAAGCTTGGCCTTGCCCATGGTGGCGGTGACAGCAGCCGCAGCTTTCTTGGTCTCCAGGGCCAGTCTCCGCGCCTGCTCAAGCTCGAGCAGCAGCGTGTCGACGGTGATTTCATGGCGATCCATGACCTGACTCCTTAACTCTTCGATCCTGGCCTGCACCTGCGGCTTCTGGAGGGTGTTGTAGCCCTCTCGCTGGGCTGTCTTCTCAGCCATGTTCGTGGTGTTGTATGACCTGCGGTACGCCTCTGAGGCGTTGCCGGTCTCGACATAGGCGAGGCAGAAGAGCTCCATCTTGTCGGTGAAGCGTCTCTTGGCCTTGCGTTCCATATGTCACCTACGGGCTTATCAATTTCCACTTGTAGCCGACCCACTTCGGCAGCTT